GCAGGTTCTAAAAAACATTCAGATTTATATACAGATGAAAATCCTAAAGGAACTATTCATGGACTTGGTTTCAAAGACGTTGCTACTGCTAAAGCATCTGTCTCAAAGATCAGGAATTCTTCTAGATCACATGCTCATAAAATTCAAGCAGCAGTTGCTATGGAACAAAGAGCAAGAGAAATGGGTAAAACCTCTGAAGCAGCAGTCTACAGAAAGTTCATCAACTCAATGAAAAAGAAAACAAAGAGAATGAATGAGGGATGGAGTGATAAGTATAAGAAATCTATTGATTGTAATAATCCAAAAGGTTTTAGTCAGAAAGCACACTGTGCTGGTAAAAAGAAAAAGGTAGATGAAGCTATAAGCATTAAAGATGCTAAGAAGTTAAGAAAAGCAGCATCTCTTGATATGAGTAATAATCCTAAAGATATTGAAAGAGCTAGAGCAAGAAGAACTGAAGTTGATTTCAAAGATCTAATGCGTCAAAGAGAAAAAGCAAAATTAAAAAAGGAAGATGTTACCACACCTAAATACGAGAACAGTAGGAAGAATATGAAAAACTTTACATCCTTCATGGAAGCATCAAAAACTTGCCCAAAAGGTAAATATTATTGTTATGATGAAAAGAAATGCAAACCTATTCCAACTGGTTATCGCATAGGAACTGGTGGTAGACTAGCACCAGATAATAGATCAGATTCAGGTAATGGAGGAAATGGAAATGGTAACGGACACTCTAACGGGAATGGGAATAACGGGAATGGTGGTGGAAATGGTAACGGTGGTAATGGTGGCAATGGTGGTGGCAACGGCGGTGGTGGAAATGGTGGCGAATAAGAATAAATAATGCTAAAAACAGATGGTTGTTAAAAAGTCTATAGTAGGTCAAATTGAGAATAGAAATTTTCTAGCACCTACTGGTTTCCAATTTCAATTGAATAGAACACCTAAGGTAACTTACTTTGGCAATGCTGTAAACATACCTGCAATAGATCTTGGTGTATCAATTCAACCCAACTATCTTAGAGATATTCCATTACCAGGTGAAAAATTACAATTTTCTGATCTTAATTTAAGATTTTTAGTTGATGAAGGTTTAGAAAATTATATGGAAATCCAAAATTGGATGAGAGGATTAGGATTTCCAGAGAGTTTATCTGAAATATATAAATTTCAAAAAGAAAAATCTGATTTAAAACAACCAAATAGAAGTCAATTAAATTTATATTCTGATGGCACACTTACAGTTTTAGATTCTAATAATATACCTAAGTTTAAATTAATATTTGAGAATTTATTTCCTGTCAGTCTTACAACTTTAGAGTTTGATGCAACTCAAACAGACCTAGAATACTTTACAGCAGAGGTCACTTTCAAGTATACTATATACAATATAAGAGATATTAATTAATCATGTATGATTGACTTGACTGGAATCCAAAAGATGTGGGAGGAGGATTCCAAGATTGATCCAGACAATTTGCACACTGAATCATTGAATATTCCTGTGCTACATGCAAAGTATTTTGATCTTTATAATAACATCTTTCTTTTAATGAAGAAAGCTCAACAACAAAGAAAAAATATTAGGCATGAGAGATATGAATATTATTCAGGAAAAGCAGATCCAGAGATCTACATAAAGAATCCTTTTCCTAAAAAAATTAGAGATAAAGATACAATGCAAAAGTATCTTGATGCTGATGAAAGATTATCATCAACTTCTCTAAAGATTGAATACTATGAAACCATGTTGAATTATCTTGAAAACATTCTTAAACAAGTTTCTAACAGAACTTATCAAATTAAGAATGCTGTAGAAGTAATGAAATTCCAAGCTGGTTATGGCTGATCTGATCATTGAGAAAATCAATGAAGTATATTTAAAAGTAAAAACTGAACCCTCAATAGAATATGAGTTAAGAGACAGATTTACTTTTGAAGTCCCTAATAAAAAATTCATGCCTCAGTATAGAAGTAGATACTGGGATGGATATGTACACCTCTTCAATATGAAGACTAAGAGAATCTATGTTGGTCTCTTAGATAAGATAGTAGCATTTTGTGAAAACAATGGTTATTCTTATGAGTTTGAATCTAACAAATTCTATGGATATCCTTTTGAAGTAAATGAAATGATATCATGGGAAGGTGTAAAAGACTATGTACAATCAATAACTAAATTTAAACCAAGAGATTATCAGATTGATGCCATTCATGATGCACTTAAGTATAATAGAAAACTTCTAATATCACCTACAGCATCTGGCAAATCACTGATGATCTATGCTTTGGTAAGATATTTTGTTGGAAGAAGGAAAAAAATATTACTAGTTGTTCCCACCACTTCTCTTGTAGAACAAATGTACAAGGACTTTATAGAGTATGGGTGGAATGCTGAAGATCATTGTCATAGAATCTATGCTGGTAAAGAAAGAACAAATAAAAATGAAGTAACAATCACCACATGGCAGTCTGTTTATAACCTAGATAAAACTTTCTTTGCAGACTATGATGTTATCATAGGTGATGAAGCACATCTTTTCAAGAGTAAATCTCTTGTCAACATCATGGATAAGTTACATCATGCTAAGTATAGATTTGGATTCACAGGAACTTTAGATGGCACACAGACCCATAAATGGGTGTTAGAGGGGTTGTTTGGTCCATCATACAAAGTCATTCAAACCAAAGAATTAATAGAGAAAGGACATCTATCTGAGTTAGATATACAGTGTTTAGTTTTAAAACATACACCCAAAAAGTTTGAAACTTATGAAGATGAAATACAATACCTGATTGGAAATGAAAAAAGAAATAATTTTATATCCAAACTAGCAGTTGATTTAAAAGGAAACACTCTAATACTATACAGTAGGGTGGAGTCTCATGGAAGGATACTTTTTGATATGATAAATAATTTTGTGACCAGTGATAGAAAAGTATTTTTCATTCATGGTGGTGTAGATGCTGAAGACAGGGAGAAGGTGAGAGAGATAACTGAACAAGAAAACAATGCAATCATCGTAGCTTCTTATGGAACTTTCTCTACAGGCATCAATATTAGGAGGTTACACAACGTTATTTTTGCTTCTCCGTCTAAGTCAAGAGTCAGAAATCTCCAGTCTATTGGAAGAGTTCTACGAAGAGGAAAAGACAAAGTAAAAGCAAAACTCTATGATATTGCTGATGACTTAACAAGTGGAGCAAGAAAAAATTACACCCTAAACCATTTCATTGAAAGAGTCAAGATTTATGCCCAAGAGCAATTCAACTATGAAATCTTAACAATAGACATCAAGGAGAATAAAAAATGATAGAAGATGATTTTTATGCTACAATTAAATTAAAAACTGGGGAAGAATTATTTGCAAGAGTATCTGCCAGTGATGAAGAGGATAGAATAGTTCTCCTAGTATCACATCCTATTATTATAGAGCAAGTAAAGATAAAGAACTCCTTACATTGCTATAAGTTTGAACCTTGGTTGAAATCCTCCAATGAAGATTTATTCATCATAAATTTAGATGATGTCCTTACTTTGACTGAATCAGATAATATTGAGATGATAATGTTTTACCAAGATTATGTTAGAAAAATGAATCAAATCAATCATACTAAGTTAGATAAAAAGATGGGATATCTAACGACAGTAAGAGATGCCAAAGAGATATTAGAGAAGTTATATAAATCAAGCTCTAATTAACCTTTAAACCCCACAAAGGTAATTGTACACAGTATTCTCATACTTGTCAAGTACTTTGTTATCTGTTATACTTAATGGTATGGCAAAGCAGTAATACTCATGGCTACACGTAGAAAAAGATCAGAACACTATGTTAATAATAAGGAGTTCCTTGCTGCCTTAGAAGTTTATATTGCTCAAGTAAATAGAGCAAAATTAAATGATAAAGAACCTCCACAGATACCAAGATATATTGGAGAGTGTTTTTTAAAGATAGCAAATCATTTATCCTATAAACCAAACTTTGTAAACTACATGTTTAAGGATGATATGATATGTGATGGCATTGAAAATTGTGTTAGATATATTCATAACTTTAATCCTGAGAAAAGTAAAAACCCATTTGCATACTTTACTCAAATCATTTATTATGCTTTTCTGAGAAGAATATCACAAGAGAAAAAACAATTAGAAATAAAGAATAAGATACTAGAGAAATCTAATTTTGATGAGGTGTTTGATTCAAATGACCTTGACGCATCTAATTATTCAGACTATAATTCTATTAAGGATGCTGTACATTCAAAATTACATAATTA